GATATAACTTGATGAAAATTTTTCTTTACATTTTTTTCATAAAATAAATTATATATATCAGGAATTGATATAACTTGAACTTTTGTTCTATCAAACTGCAAATTCATACTATCGTGACAATCGCCAATTAATATTGGAAGATTAGAAAATTTTGATATTTTTTCTGCTTCCTCCAATAATGAATTATCAGGACAATATATGGATCTACGCATTTTCTATAGAGCTCTTTAATTCTGTTAAGGTAGAAATCTTTGCTAGTATTTCAGAAATCACCAACGGTGGAGCATAGGGTGCTGTACCGTCTGGAACAGTATGTGTGTCTGGATCAAAAGTATCTGGATCTATCCCAGCATGAAGCAGTGTCTGGTATAACGCCGACTGTGCCTGATTAATAGCTTGATCTACTGCCATTAATTTTTGTTCTTTTGTTAAATTAAATTCCATTTTTTTCTCCTAATTAAGAATTAATAATTGTCATTACATTGCCAGATGATGCAGTTTTTGAATTAACTGTACCGCCTATTACACTTGTAGTAATTCCAACAGGAAGTGATGAATCTGTGACTATTATTATACCACCACCACCACCAGATTGACCATCTGTACCTGCTGTAGTTGAACCATTTGTTCCTGAAGTCCCAGCTGCACCCGCTGTTCCAGCTGCACCGCCTGCACCACCTGCTGCATGCAAATGTCCACTATGACTTACCGTTCCAGGGTTTCTAGCTACGCCATGATTTCCATATCCGACCCTAGCTCCATGATGTCTTGGAACGTGAAAATGGTGACCCTGATAGTCAACGCAGTTCATTGCACCGCTGTGCCAGCTGTGATGTTCTGGACTACTGTCTACGTGTTGATTGTGATAGTGAAAAGTATAAGCTACTCCAGGTTGATTTCTATGAGAATGATTATGAGGAATTCCATTTATTGCGTGATATGTACCAGTTGGATCTGACCCATTGTGTGGCGAATACCCGTGATAATGACCATATGGAGTATGACTATGGCCACCAAAATGTGTATGGGTTCCGTCTCCACAACCATTGCTATGCCCAGGGTCAACATAAACCGCATGATACACATATCTGTCATGGTGTAAGTTTGTTGCAGAGTGAGGAACATGACTTCCGTGAGGAAGTGCTGGAGCACCCATAGAAGTATGTGGTCCATGAGTTCCATCACCAGTTCTGTAGTGAGCATGATTATCGTCATGATGTGCAACTGCTTGTCCTGGAGCTGCAGTTCCTGCTGAACCTGCTGATCCGTTAGCTCCTGCAGTAGCTCCACTTCCAGTTGCGGAAGGACCACCTGCTGTAGAATTTTGGCCCTGAGATATTATGCTTCCACTTCCAGAAATACTTTTTGCTGCTATTATGACAACTGGACCACCTTTTGCTCCTACTCCAGCCGCAGCTGCTGGTGGTGTACTTCCTGCTGATCCGTTAGTGCCAGACGTTCCAGGTGTTCCTGCACTTCCTGGACCTCCTGGAGCAAGAGTATTTCTATTTAAAGTTCCTGCTCCACCTGCTCCACCTGCTCCACCTGCGGTTGCACCTGTGCCATTTGCGCCTGGGGTAACAGTGCCTGGAGACCCATCTCCTCCACCTGCTCCTCCTGTAATTGACACTGTTCCAGATGGAGTTATATATGTTCCTAAAACTGCTTTTTCAACATCATATAAAAGAGTGCTAGACATTTGAGAAGCTGTATAGGTAGCACCGTAGGCAGATCCTCCTACAGCATTGCTTACACTTGTTGCTTTTGATGTGTTACCTTTAATTGTGCCGTCTGAAACAGAAGTAGAGTGACTAACTCCTATTGTTCCATTTAATGTTAGAGTATTCTTTACAAATATTCTATAACCATTTGGATTTAGAGTGGCACCACTGTTAATAGTTAAGTTGTCATAATACATATCTCTAGTCAAAGATGTATTTGATGCTATGACTACAGTGCCATCTGAACCAGTTCCATAAACTGAATCGTTACCAATTCTTTGAATAGATGATGAGTAATCTACTGTAAAACTACGAATAGCAATTACTTCTTTATTGCCACTTTTATTTGCATTTAATGTTTGGTTAATGGCAAAGTATCTTGCTTTTGCCTGAGTATTACTAACTTCTGTTGAACTCCAATAGCCACGATTAAAAGAATCAGGATAGACTGTTGAAAAGTTTGCATAAATTTGCTCTAGTTCATTTAGAGAGGGAAGGAACCAGTCGGAGAAACCATTGATATTTAATGATAAACAATACTGAGCAGCGCATGATGCTGGAGAGCTATTTCCCTGATTAACAATATCTAATGTATTTTGAAATCCAGTACCAATATCTGTCCCATCAGCACCGTTGACTATTGTTGATTCATAAGCGATTTCCGACCATCTTCTCTGAACCACTGCGGATGGGGGCAAAACCTCAAAGTATTTGCCGGTGTTATTGCCAGAAGTTGATGGTGTTATAAAGATGAGACCTCCAGCCGGACCTGTATCACCGATTGCAAATGTTCTTAGTGTTTTTGCACTATACCTTTCAACTCCACCCATAATTACACCAACTGCATATAATTAACTGTCCCAGCATTTTGGCCAGTTACGTCTGTTGAGATAGAAGATGGTAATGCTGTTGTAGAAGAAACTATTAATATTACCCCTCCGCCAGCAGGAGCTGTTGCTGGAGCTTTAATGTAACCAGTTCCAGAAGTTGGGCCAGCAATATACCTAGCAGCCAATATAATGACTCCTCCACCAGCCTGGCCAGATCCCCCAGCTCCACCTCTCAAAAACGTTGGTCCTCCAGAGGCAGTAATAGAATACCCCAAAATAGCCTGTCTAGGTACCTTCCACCAATTTGTTCCACCAAGTGCGTCTGTAGGTGCAGTAGCAGTGTAGCCTGTCGCACTACCACCTAGAGAATGAGTAACTGCTGTAGTTGCTGCTCCTCCGTTGCTTAATGCTTCCATCTGTAGAGTACCCTGCTGTAAAGCCAATGATTGAATTGTTATTAAGTGTTAAAAGATTTTTGACAAAAATCCTATAACCGTTTGGAGCTAGTCTGACTCCTGCATTAATTGTCAAATTATTAAAATACATGTCTCTAGTCATGGAATATACCGAACTAGAAGGTGCCATACTCAAAACTGTAGTAGTTCCATCTAGTGTCGCATCACCGTCAGACCCAGTGCCATAAACTGGATCTGCAGAATCTATAAATGAAGAAATTTTATAATTTGCATTAGTAGAAGGATAGCGAACTAGGCCTGGCATTTTATACCTCTTCTATACCGAATACCGTTAAGTTAACAGCACCTGCTGCACTAGCCAAAGCTTTTATCTCGTCACCAGCTCCACCAGTATAATTCATAACCATAGAACAGTTAAAGGCCATTGTTTCATTTGCTGCCAAAGTCACAGAACTTAAAATGTCAACCCAGTTAGGAGTAGCTGTTTCGTTAACTCCAGAAGGAAGTAGCCTAACTGTAGCAGTTTTAGCGGATGATGTAGTATTTGTTAATAGTATCTGTTTAACTATTGTCGTAGTTGAACTAGGCACTGTGTAATAAGTAGCTGTAGATGCAGTTAACATACTTGGTCCGCATAAACGCTTTTGTGTAATTGCCATTTAAATGACCTCCATAAAGAATCGAATTTCTGTGTCTCTAGCTCTACCTAATATTTCTCCAGAAGAGTTTATTTGCATAATAGTAGAGCTACTTGCGTTTTTTACTTCGAGTATAGCAGAAGAAGATCCAGCTATTTGCTGGAATACTACAGAGTCTTCATATATTTTAAACTCTGGTGCTGTATCAAATCTTTTTCTAGCCATTTTAAAACTCCATTTTTATATATAATAGTAATATATTTTTAGTGCAATCTAGGCTATTCTACAGCCTGAAAAGTTATTGTAAATAAGACCAGCTGAATAATTTCCAGTTGCTGGAACTACCCATCTACAGTAAACGGTGTCTGAAACAGCTAATTTAATCAATAAACTAGCCGTAGAAAAAACATCAGTAGAACTTTGCGCTGGAGTTTGACTACCTTGTGATGTTGCAGAAATAGATCCAGTTGTAACAATTTGAATTCTAAAATATCCACTAGAACCTATGTTATAGCAGTTTGCATTACACACAAACTGATACACTCCTGCTTGGTTTGCAGGGACCGTAAATACTCCAGTACTTAAGCTTACAGATGATGTATCATCATATTGTGCGGTATTATAAGCTAGAGTTGCACCGTTTGCAGCTGATCCATTTCCGCCAGATAAATATACAAGAAAGTTTGGATATGTTGTTACGTTTGTTGTTGAGTATGATCCTATGCTTTTTTGTAAAATCCAAGATGAACCATTATAGACTAAAATTCTATCAGTATCAGTTTCGTATATCATCTGACCTTCGTATGGCGCAGATGGACGTGTTGTACTGGTGCATACTCCTGGTTTAAAACCTGCTGCTTTAGAAGAGATACTCATATGTTATTTCCTAAACCCATAGATGCAAAGAGTTCCTCCACTTATAGTTCCAGTACCGGTTACGTTAATGGTGAAGTCTGTATATTGATTTGATGCTTTATGAACTCCTGATACTCCACCAAAATAAACATCATTCCAGCTATTGTAGGCAGAACTTTGCATTCTGCTATGGACTGCTAGGTTTGGTCCATAAAGGTCCATTTGAAATAATCCACTTCCAGTAGAACCGCCGCCCATCCAGGAAAATTGCCCAACGTTACTTTGACTAGCTGTTGAATTTGTTGATCCATTAGAATAAATTAAAATGCTATAATAAGCTGTATTATAATTTGAAACACTTGATGGACCAAACTGAAAGTTAAGTTGAGAATCCCCACTTGATGAAGTCATAGTAGAACCGCTCCACAAAATCCTATAATTATCATATGTTGAACTAAATGCGCCAACTACAGTTAATGAGGTTATTGAAGAGTTTACTGCAATTGAGCCAGTAGAATTAATTGAACCATTTGTAACGCTAGTAGGTCGAACTAATTCCAAGCCATCTAAATTCTGTGTAGTTTGATTAGGTATAACCCAGGCAGAACCACTCCATATATACATTCTGTTAGTATCAGTTTCATAAATTGCTTGACCCTGGAATGGATTTGCTGGACGAGTAGTCGAAGTTACCACTCCTGGTTGAATATACCTAGAAGGAGATAATTGATTACTAATTGGCATTTGGATCAAACTCCTCTGGAATATTTCCTTCTGCAAGCCATGCTAGGTATATTTGATAATCGGAATTTGATGGGTCAACGGGAATCCATGTAATAGAATCTTTTACAATAAATTGTTTATTCTCCCAATTAGTATAAACGTAATACATTAGAACTCCGCACTTGCTACATAATGACATGAAACTGTATGCGTTGACGCACTGCCAGATCCAGATCTAAAATAACAGCCATTAGTATAACCATTTACATCTTGAACAGATTGATTATCATAATTAGCTGATCCAACTGCTGTCCTGCGACACTTATTAATGTTTCCAGCATTATCATATATAGTCATAGAAGCTGCTGTTCTTTTTGTAACTTTAAAATTGATATAGGCGTCGTGAATCCCAGAGGAACTTGCTTGCGCTCCTCCAGGCATCGCTAACACGAAACCGCTATCTGTTGCAGTGCCAGGAGCTGTTCCTATATCGTATGATTTTTCATAGTATCTTTGACACAGTTGAAGTTCAACAGCAAATGGACGTTGTTCAAAAGGAGTTGGTTGGTAGTTTTGTTCTACCTGAACACCCCATATATCAATGTTTATGCCATTAACCGTTGACCCACCATTTAAAGGTCGCACATCAAGATAAGAGTTTGTTCCAATTGTTTTACCTGAAATTGATGGAATATTAAATATAACAGAAAATTTCTGCCAAGAACTAGTAAGTGCAATAGCGGAAGCAGTTGTAGTTACAACACTTGAACCACCAGTTCCAAAGTTTTGCTCAATTGTGGGTGCAAATACCGAAGTTGGAGAACTGGCTTTTGCCCAAAAAGAAAGCACAACTTGCTGTCCTGCAAATGTGCGAACATCTTCAACACGCTGTGTAAACCAAAAAGTACCTGATGGTGTTCCAGACCAAGCCATACGAGCATAAAATGTAGGTTCCTGTCCAATAATTGTATTTCCTGGAGTAAATGCTTGTTGCGTTACAGATACTGTTTGACCAGATGCTGCTACAATAGCCCAACGGTCTGCTGTATATCCAGCAGCACTAAATGATGTTCCTCGCTGCCAAATGTCAAAACCACCATTTATGATTTTATTACGAAAACCCAATCCGGCAGGCAATAATGCTGAAGATCCAAGCACAGATGTTATACCCATTAGTTGGTCTTCTCCCATCCCAACGCCATAACAGTTACAACTGAAGCGTAGTCTGCATAGCCATATAATTGCTCAGTGGCTTCTAAAACCATTGCAGTATCTAAAACTACAGTGTCATTTGCAGCTATTGGCATTCCTGAGGCAAATCTATAAGAAGGCGTTGCTGCACTTCCTACTGCTAGGTAGACAAGCCTATCTGAACCATCAGTATTACAAAATATAAGCTGTTTTATAACCCAAGTTTTACCCGAGCCAACTGCAGATCCAACGGCAGCATTAGAAGCGGTCAAAGCTACTGGTCCTATTAATCTTTTTTCTACCCTATCACCTGAGGCCATTTTATGCTCCTATGTCCATAGTAATTATAGCACTAAATTTAGAGCTATTCATTGGATCTGTAACCGCTGTGGTATTAACCCAATTAGTTCCGTTGTAAGCAAGTACTTGATCTGGTGTTGCAGATGTTATATTAACGTCCGTTAAATCATCAATTGCTAAAGAAACGGTTGTTCCATCAACTGCTGCAAAAACAGCTACCCTAATTGAATTAGAATCTGGTACATAGCTAAAATCTAGCGTAATTGAATTAGTAGTAGTTGCTTCCCATCTGACGTCAATAGACTCATATGGTGAGCTTGCGTTTTTGCAAACTACAACTATATCTCTAGTTCCGTAAATTGTGATTTATAGAAAAGGAAGACGAACTACCATTTCCTAATGTTGTCACATAACTAGAACCAGATGATCCTCCACCTGAAGAAAACTCAACTATTTGTGCAGAATCATTTTTATAAAACAACTTTCCATCTGCATAATTAATGGCTAATTCACCATATTCTAATGAAGATGGTGTAGCAGATGCTGTACTACTATGTTTAATTTTAATAGTATTAGCCATTAACTACTCCAAATTTAAATATATAATATTATATACTTAGAATGTTCCACCGTCAATTGTGGCGTTGTCAATTGTAGCTGACCAAGTTCCAGTAGTTATTGTTCCAACTGTTGTAATACTTGTAGCCCCTGCGTATGTACCACCTGCAACAGCAGCTAGAGTTGCATTATAAGCCTGAACGTCAGTGCCAATTGCAAGACCAAGGTTTGTTCTTGCGTTAGATGCTGAAGTTGCTCCAGTGCCACCATAAGAAACTCCAACAGCTGTACCTTGCCAAGTTCCAGTTCCAATGGTTCCTAAGGTTGTAATGCTAGATGCCCCTGTGTAAGTACCACCTACAACAGCTGCTAAAGTTGAACTGTAGGCCTGAACATCACTGCCAATTGCAAGGCCGAGATTTGTTCTTGCGCTTGATGCTGAAGTTGCTCCAGTTCCACCGTATGATACGCCGACTGCTGTACCCTGCCAAGTTCCTGTTGAAATTATTCCAACAGATGTTAAACTAGAAGAAGTTACTCCAGAGCCAAGCCCCGAGCCAGAAAGAACAGAGGCTCCATTTATATAAAATTCCTTACCAGTTGCTAAATTTAAATGCTCAGATGATGTCCAAGCGTCTGTTGAATCTACCCAGCTAAAAGTTTTATCTGTTGTACCTTTAAGAGTAATACCGCCACCATCAGCTGATGCGTCTGACGGAGAAGCAGTTGAACCTAACTCTAAGTTCTTGTCATCTACTGTTACGGTAGTAGAATTAACTGTTGTTGTAGTTCCGTTAACTGTCAAGTTTCCTGTTACAGTTAAGTTTCTACCAACTGCTAAATCCTGAGTAACCGTAACATCATCTGGAAGACCAATGGTTACAGATCCAGTAGAAGCAGATACGCTAACTTCTCCAGTTGTTCCAGTAAGACCTGTTACTCCAGAGTTAGTAATTGTAGCAGTAGAGCCTTCTCCAGCGGTATGGCTGATTGAGATTCCAGTACCAGCAGAAACATCTACCATATAGTTACCAGTAGTGTCTGTGCCAAGTTCTACTGAATTAGCTGCAATTGTTGCGTTTAAGGTTGCATTTCCAAGGTTAGTAACAGTCACATTGCCAGTTAAATCTCCACCAAGGGTTAATGTAAAGTCTGCAACATCAAAATCTAACGTATTGTCAGTGTCGTCATATGTTACTGATATTCCAGATTCTGTGTTAGAAGAAACCATTGCTCCGACAGTGTCAGCAACTGCCTCAGCAAAGTCTGTTATAGCAGTAGATGCTATTGCTATGTTTGACGTTCCTGCTGCTGTTAAACGACCTTGTGCATCAACAGTAAAGGTTGAAACTGCTGTAGCAGAACCATAACTACCTGCTGTTACAGCGGTGTTGTCTAGGTTGATGGTTACAGTATCAGTTGCCCCTGCAACTGAAGAAAGGCCTGTACCACCAGATATTGTAAGAGTATCACTTAAACTTATGGTCTGATTAGAGCCACTGTCTCCTGCGACTGTAATTGAACCAGTAACAGCAGCTACTGAGTCATCAACATATTTTTTTGTAGCTGCATGCAGATCAGAACTTGGCGCTCCAACTGTTACGGTTCCAGAAAATGTTTTATTCCCAGAAATTGTTTGATTAGTACCTAGTGTGGCAAATGCTCCAGACCCACCAATGGCAATTACGCTTGTAGCAGAACCTCCTGCTCCACCAGTGCCCTTACCGTAATAAAGAACATCATCAACCTCAGTAAATGCTAACTCTGCATTTTCAAGGGACGATGGTGCGCCTGATGAACCGCCACTAGCTCTTCTTTTAATTCTAATTGTATTTGCCATTTTTAAAAGTTTCCTCCATCAACTAAATTTTCTTCTGAGTAATTTACCCATTGAGTTCCATTAAATCTCAAAATATCCCCAGTAGCACTAGTGCTAATAGTAACATCAGACAGTCCGTTTAAAACTGACTGAGATGATATTTGTGTTTCTGCGTTTATTATTCTATCTTTTACGGTTAAATGAGATCCTGCAGGATTAATACCTAGCACAGTCTGAATTGCTTCAACTGCATCGTTTAGATTAGAGTGTTGTTGGGAATGAGGTACGGAGCCCGAGCTTAAAGTATCTGATGAAGTTGGATTTATAAAATTATCTAAAGAACTAGGATATTGAGTAGACATAGATCACCTTTATTTTATAAAGAAAAGATTTTTTGAACGGTATTACTCCACTCTATAGTAATATTCGCAGTGGCGTTTACCCCTTGAAACGGCAAGCCTTCTGCTGTGTCTATGTATAAAATTAAAGGAGAAGTTGAATCATTTCCCGTATCTTTGTACACTAAAATATAACTAAAAGCGTTGCCGTTATAATTTTCTATTAGCAGATCTGATGCATCAAAAACACCAGCGGTCGTAGATTTATTTGTAAAATTAGATGAAGTAGATTCTATGTTTGAAGAACCTATATCAGACTTAAATTGATGTAAAGTTTGATTTGCTGTATATCCAGAATTTACAATAACAGCTTTAATTGAGTCATTTATAAAATCAATATCTCCATCTAGAATTAATTTTTTAGCGTAGCTATATATAAAATTTGACATTTATATGCCAATGTCCTTTGAAACTATAATTCTGTATTTGTAATTAGATTCAAAATATATTGAACCTTCAGTATTATAGGCTGGAGTAGCATCAGTAGAAGGAAAGTCTACATACACTTCTGGCC